TCATTTTGTTCTCAAGCAAACCGCCCGCCAGGCCGCATTGTGTTCCTTCACCTGCCGGATGGTTTCGTCGGTATCCTTCACCGACCACCGGATCGGCTCGAAGGCCGAACACGCAACGGGTTCAGTCCCGGCGGAACCCGTCGTTGTCGCGCAGCCTTGCAGGATCAGAAGCGGCGTCAGCAGCAGCGCGGCGCGCATCGCGAGCCTTGCGGATGAGATCGAGAGCATGGGTTGAAGCCTCGGCAATGGCCTCGGCCCGGCCAGCGCCCCGCGCCTGGGACTCGCGTGCCATGTCGAAAATGGCGACGAGGACCTTCGCGAGCGCCGCCAGGGCCGAAAGCCAGGTCATGCGATTTTCTTGGTGGCGACGATCCGGCCATAGATGGCCAGTACGCTGCCGATCGAACCGCCGATGCCGGTGATGAGTTCGACGATCTGCGCCTGGTCGGCAGGCGTGATCGCATAGCCCCAGATGGCGGCAATGCTTGCCACAAGGGCGATGAGGCCGCCCCAGATGGCCTTGGAGGCGAAGAAGGACTTCACGTCGTACATGGCGTTCTCCATTGTTGGATTTGCCCGAGAACCGCTCGGGCGGCGGATTCACCCTTCGTAAAGGCGCGATTCCTTCGCCCACTGGCGCCACGGATGAAGCTCGTAGTGCGGGCAATCGAGGAATGCTTCATCGACGCTGGCACCGTCCCTGTCCCAGTCCCCTCCCCAGCGGATCGGAATTTTCAGTTCGGTAGCGAGCGGCAGGACGATGGCGCGGGCGAGCGCGATGAACGGCTTGACGGTCTTCCAATCGATGGGCCTGGGGCAGACATCGAGGGCGATCGCCGGTGTCCAGTTATGCGCCGACTGGCCAAACCGCGCCTGGCTACGCCCGGTGCGATAGGCCAGTTCCTGGGCCGCACGCCCGCGTTGGGTGTCGAGAATCACGATGTCAGCGCGCTTGCCGACTTCGCTGAAAAGCTTGATGAGCAGCGGATGGGCCTTGGCCAGTCGTTCTGCCGAATATTTGTCGAGCGCCATGCTCTGCCTTCTCCTGAAACGATGAAGCCCGCCGGAATGGCGGGCTCCTGAGAAACCCAACTGATGGTGGGAGTCAGGGCCTGGAGCCGAAGTGCATGTAGAGGATGCCGAGCACGCCAACGAGGATCACCCCGACGGCGGTCATCAGGCCATGGCGCCGCACCGCCTGCATCGACTGCCGCCATTCGCGCAAGGATTGGAAGTCCTTCTGCATCTCGATCTTGGCGGCGGGATTGGAGACGTCGGCACCGAGGCCGATCATGATCTCGTGCACCGCTTCGCGCGCCGCGGTGCGAGCGATCTCGCGGATGTCGTCCTGCGTCATGGGATGTCTCTCGGAGTAACCAGAAATGTGGCGCGCCGCGCCGGCGGCCGGGATATGTGGTGACCCGCGAGGTACCGTGGCTTCGGCGGCCGTGGGCGTTACCAGGCTGCGAGCGGGGCGGCGATCAACGCGCCTCCACCCCAGGCCAGCCACTCGACGTGCCCGCGCAGGCTCCAGGCGGGCATGGAGATGATCGCCCGCACGATATGGGACTTGTCCTTCTGGGCCAGCTCGCGGAGCAGCCCGGCCATGGTCACGGTGAAGGTCACATCCTGCACCGTACCGCTCAGCCAGAAGGCAATAAGGGCGATGACAAAGCCGCCCAGGGCATGCAGGACACTATCGAACCACTCGGCCGCCATCGGCCAATCGATCACCGCCACACCGCCGCTGCGGTCTGGTCGAGACCGCTCGCAACACTCGACACGGCGCCCGCTGCCTGGGCCGAAGCTGCGGCAAAATAGGACCCCGGATTATAGGCGGCATCCTGCACGACAGTGCTCCAGGCAGCACTCGAGGTCCCACGCTTGGTCGCTGCCGCGATGATGATGTCCTTGGCCGATGCCGTGATGGCCGCATTGCCCGTTGTGCCGGAACCGCTCGAAACCGCCGTCTGGCTATCCAGGTTGTAGAGCGAATAAACCGCCACCAGGCCATTGCTCTGGCTGGTTGAAAAGGTGACCGCAATAGTGGCCGAAGTCCCCGATGGCACGGCCAGCGCCCAGATATGGGCGTCGTCATTGGTGGACGAGGTTTCGACAATCTTGCTCGCGGCAACGCCGCCAATGGTGACGCCGCTGACCGAGGTGGTCCCTGCACCCCGGGCTGTGATCGCTACCACCACCAGCCTTGTTGCATCCTCGGCACCGAGCGGGGCTGCTCCATAGGTGAAGGTGGTGGCCGAGGTTGTCTGGCTGAAAGACCCGTTGAAGCTGTAGCTCCGTTCGGCGCCGCCGGCGCCGAAGCCCGATAGTTCGGTGACGACGAGCTCAGCCCGCGCCGGCTCTGTCATGCCGAGCAGCAGGGCGAGGAGGAGGGTCAGCAGCCGCCGCATCTCAGTTATCCGTGTTGGTGTCGGTGGTGATGGTCAGCATGACGCCGTGCAGCCTGGCATCGATCGCCAGCGTGTCGGATCCATCGGCCGGCACCCGCTTGACCTGGAAGTAGCAGACGTCCTCGGCCGCCGGCGTGCCGCCGAGGGTGATCGCCGCCGTCGCCCCGGTCTTGTAGACGCTGTTGGTGGTGCCGCCGGTGTCGGCCACCTGCTGCGCCGTGCCCCAGGCGGCGTCGAGCCCGTCGCTGTCGGAATAGCAGTAGCCTTCCAGCGCCCAGACCACGCCGAAATTGGTGGCAGTCGCGGCATGGCTCCAGTTGAACACCGCGGTCACCGCGCCTTCGTCCCACGACTTCGGCATCTGGACCACGAACTGCGCGAACTCCTGGGTGGTGGTGTCGAAGTCGCACGAGCGGACCATCTGCTTGTTAGTGGCCATTTCGACGGTGCCCGCCGCACAGCCGTTGGTGGTCCGCGCCGTCATCGCCGCGGCCGGCACCCAGATGGTCTTCTTGCCCGCCCCGATCTTGCCGAGCAGGACTTTCTTGGTCGCGGTGGCGCTGGCGTCGTATTCCAGCGTGTAGTCGGCGGCCATGTCAGGCGCGGTGTCCGCCGTGGCGCCGGCGATGTCGACATAGGCCGAGACATTGTTCGGCGTGCCGGCGTCCTTCTGCCATTTGACATTCAGGCCGCCGCCCGCCGCCGCCGGTGTGGCGTCATCGAGATCGGCGTCGGTGGCCGCCGTGCCGTTGACGGTGATGTTGTCGCCGGAGCCGGCGCCGCCCTGGTCGGTGGTGCAGGTGATGACGCCGGCGCTCGAGATCCCGCTCACCTTGTCGGTGCCGCCGCAGGTCAGGGGCTGCACCGGGTTGGAGTCGGCGTTGGGAACGGTCATCACCCGGTCGGCGGTCGGATCGGTGACGGCGATCCTGCTCTCGAAGCTGTTGGCGGTGTCGCCTTCGCAGACGATGGAACCGCCGGTGGTGGCGTTCGACGTGAAGCGGCATTGGTCGGCGCCGAGCGCCGGGTCGGCTCCGGCGTCGGAGAAATCCAGCGCCACGGTCTTGGTCGAGCCTTCGGCGTCGGCCCCGGTCACCGCGATGCCGGTGCCCGCCGCGGTCGTCGCCTGGTAATTGCCCTGGGTCTGGGTGCCGAGCGTCGGATTGACTTCGTCGGCCTCGAGCGAGCCGTCGATCCGCGCGTCGGCGAAGCTTCCGGTGGTGGTGTCGCCGGCATCGAGCGCCGCGATCTCGGTGGCGCCCAGGCAGCCGGTGCAGGTCACGTCGACGACGCCCAACGCCCCCGCCGCCAGCGACAGGGTGGCGTTCGGCGTGATCGCCTCCATGACGCCGGTGCCCGCCGTGGTGCGGCCAACCAGCGTGGCCGTAGCGATCGAGGTCGAGATGGTGCCGCCCGACTGGGTGATCGGCGAGGTCGCCGACAGCGCGCCGAAGTCGCCGGCCTCCGGCACATCGTCATCGGTCTTGGTCGAAAACGCGTTGGTGGCCTGGTCGTAGCCGAGGATCACCCCGGCCGCCTCGCTGTCGGGCAGGCTCGCCCAGGCGCCGGCCGAAGCCGAGCTCGACACGAAGGCCTGGTCGTCACCCGCCGGTGCGGCACCGGTGCCGCCGCGCGCCACCTCGATGGCGCCGGCCGAGAAGAAGGCGGTGGCGGTGTCGCCGGTCAAGGCGTTGCCGGCCTCGGCGTCGCCGGCCGCATAATTGCCGGTGGTGTCGGTGGTCAGCGCCACCGCGTTGGCGGCGATCGTGGGGTTCGGATAGGTGCCGGTCAGATCGCCGCCCGCCGGGCCCGAGGCCGAGCCGCCGGCGCCCAGCGGCGACAGCACCCGGTACTGATCGGCGGCCGCGTAATAGCGCAGGATATAGATCGACGACGACTGCAGGTCGCCCGCGGTCAGCGCCGCGCCCGCCACCGAGACCACGTCCTTGAAGCCGAGCGAATCCCGGTTCAGCCGCACCGCTCCGGTGGTGTTGGCCGCCGGCTTGAGCTGGATGAGCTGGCCGTCCTGCAGGGCGGTCGCTGCCGGCACCGTGCTGCCGGCGATGTCGTTGGTGCCGCTGACCGACTGCAGCACCATGGGTGCGGTCTTGCGGAGATCGGTGAATTCCTCGTTGGCCGAGCTGATGGTCTCGGCGCCGCTGCAGGTCGCACCCGCGTCGGCGGCCGAGCAGATGGCGTTGTCGACGGTGGCGAGCCCCGGGACAGCCAGCCACAGCGTCACCAGAACTGCGGCCAGCGCGCCTCGCGCAAATCCCGCAAAGGTGTGAAGCACCTTTGCGCTGAGGATTTGCGCAAGTCTGCGCCTCAGCAGCGCTTCCGTATCGACACCGTGATTGCACGTCGCCGGCATAGGCTCTGGCGTAGGTTTCATGGTGGAACCTCGGGTTAAGCGAAGATCTCAGGGCACTCGTCGATGAGCGTCACGGTTGCGGAATCGATGCCCTCGGGTGCGATGGCGATCACCCGGCAGCGCCGGAACTCGCGGCCCGCCACGCCGCAGGCCACGATCTGGCCCGGATGGAGCGAGCCGTCATCGGCGAAGGGCACGGCGAAGGTCACGGTGTTGGATGCGGTCACCTCGACAACCGGCTTGACCAGGGCGGCCCCGCTATCGAGGCGGATCGCCACGCCCATCGGCTGCGCCAGGTTCAGGATGTCAGTCAGCGCCGCGGCATCGCCCACGGTGCGAAGGTCGTCCTGGCCGGCCTCGAACGGAATGATGGTGTCGAGGGTGATCGCGACATAGTTCCCGGCACTCGAGGTCATCTGGCGGATGATGCCGTAGGCCTGCGCGAGGTCGAGCGTGTCGTCGGTGAGCCCCACCAGCGAACCCCGCGCCAGCAGGTGGTAATCGTGCCCCAGTTCGCGGAGGTAACGGCGGTTGCGGAGTTCCGCCACCTTGAGATCGAAACGGGCCCGGGCCGCCGCCGTAGCGGTGGTGGTGAAGCCCTGGTAATTGACGGTCTCGATCAGCGTGGCGCTGCCGGCATCGAAGCCCTCGCGATAGACGATGACATGGGCCACGGCGTAATCGTCGGCCGCATCGCTATATTCGGCGCGGATCGCATGCGGCACGCGCGGCATCGGCACTTCGGTTCGAAGATCGCGGCTGTTGAGCGGCGAGATCATCATCGCGATGGGTTCGCTGGAGGTGTCGTAATCCTCGACCACGCCCCACGCGCTGGTAAGGCGCGGACTGGCATAACCGCAGCTGGCCAGCAGTCCGAGCGCCTCTTCAACCGTGCCGCCGCGCATCACAGCGTTGCATTGATGCCCCGCCGCGGCACAGCGGCTAAACCACGCCGCCAATCCTTCCTCGTCGACGATCTCGCCCGGCAGCGGATCGGCATTGGCGCGGCCCAGCAGCGTGGCGCGATAGAGGGCCGCCGGATTGGCAGTCAAACTCTCCGCCTCGCTCCACACCGTGCCATCCCAGGTCGGCGCATAGGAGGTGAACAGGGCGGCCAGGCTTTCGATCGCCATGTTGGCGGCGTCGATGGCAATCCAGGCGATGCCATCGGTTTTGACCGGTGCGGAATTGTCGACGGTCGAGAACCGCTCGACCTGCCCGTCGCTCGAATATTTGGCCTGGTCGACCCGGACCTTGTATTTGCCGCCGCCCAGATAATAGCCGAAGAAATCGGCATTGGCCGGATTGCCATTCCAGGTGTAGCCGCTGACCGCGAAATCGGCGAGTCTGGCGGCGAGCCCGCGCTTCACCCGGATCTCGTAGGCGCCGCGCGGGAAGGTCGCAGTCTGCAAATAGACCTCGGCACCCCCAGGGGTCAGGGTCACATGGCGGGCGAGGCGGTAGAGGCTGTTGGGATAGGCACCGCCACTGGCGCTGTCAAAGGCGGTGGGTGGCACATCCCCGGTATAGAGCTCGACATGCGGGACATGCAGTTCCTGGTTGTTGGCTCCGTTGTTGGCGGTGAAGGTGAAACGGTAGTAGCGGTAGGCGCCGGGATTGGCGATCTGCGCCAGGTAGACGAAGCTCAGCAGCCCATCGTCGACCTTGGTGTCGATCACCGTCCAGGTCAGATTATCGGCGGAGCCCTCGATCACCCAGGCGGTGGCCGCGGTGGCGGCGGGGACGAGACTGGTGGTGCCGGTGTAATTGAACCGGACCATGTAGCTCTTGACCCACTGGGCGGCGCCCAGATCGATCTTCAGCCAGGCTGGCAGGCTGTTGTCGAGGGGACGCCAGTAGGTGCCGTCATTATCGGCATCGGCCGCCTTCCAGGCGGCATTGGCTCCCTGTTCCGAGGAGGCCGACAAGGCGACGCCCGCCGTCGTGGCGGCCGTCATCACCGGGAGCAATGACGCCGCGACCGCCCCGTCGAAGTAGCTCTCGGCGGCATATTCGAAGGATTGTCCGGCACCGGTCTTCCATGGGGCGAGCCACACCGGGTAATCGGCCATCCAGTTGAGCCGCCGACCGCCGGGATCCTTCGCCACCCACTTGAGCTTGATCTCGGCCCTGACCGCCCCCTGCTCCTTCACCGATTGGACATGAAACACCGGCAGCTTCAGCCAGGTGGACGTGCCCTTGCGGCGGATCTCGATGCGGAGCGGAACCATCGCCAGGGCTGCCGCGGTGGTCAGAATGCCGGCCGGGAACAGCAGCCTGACCCAGACCTTGTCGGCCGCCCCGTCGGTGGTGAACACATGCCACGAGGCCAGCGAACTGTCGGGTGCGGCCTGGTCATCGAGCTGGTCACCATAGCCGGTCTCGATCCGCGTCTTGATCGCCGACAATGCCACACCGCCCTGCTCGATGACGGTGCGGGTCATCAAGCTGGGTGGGGGGCCGCCGGCCTCGCCCTCGCCGGTCTCGCAGGCCACCCCCTCGAGGGCGGCGATGGCGGTGCCGTTGAGCTTGACCTCGCCGATCCGGCAGCGGCCCTCGACGCCAAACAGGGCGACCGCATGCATGTCCTTGCCGTCGATATAGGTGTAGGCGGGGGCGATGAGCGGCGGTGCATAAAGCACCGTGCCAAAGATCACCGGCAGCGGCTCGAGGAGTGTGACCTGGTTGCCGGCAATACCCGCCTCAGCGAGATCGCCGGCCTGGTCGCGTGTCCCTTGGCCGGGCGGCTTCGCCAGGGCGGTCAGCGCCAGTTGCGAAGCGATGCCGACGCCTGCCGCCGCCAGCGACGCCCCGAGCCCCCCGGCCGCGAAGCTCGAAGCCGCCCCCAGCCCGAACAGCGTGGCGATGCCGCCCGCGGCGATGCCGGCGGTCAGCACCGTCGCCGCCACGGCGCCCAAGATCAAGGCCACGTTGCGCTGTTGCGGCACCGCGATCAGTTCGAGGACGCCCTGCGCCTCGGGCTTCACATAGACGCTCCGCCAATACCGGCGCTCGATCACATGGCCGTTGAGCCGCACCAGGCCGCAGTGGAAAAACCACTCGGGTGCTTGGCAATCGATCAGGATCTCGGTAATCGAGGCGCGCCGTGCGATGACCAGCGCCGGCGGCGCCGGCAGCAAAGGATTGATGATCAGCCTGGCGGAAATCATGGCGCGAGCCTCACCAGGCGCGCCACGCGAAGCTCACCCAGCCGGGTAATGCGCGAGGTCGACGCAGCCTCGATGTGCAGCACCTGGCCCTGTTCCACCACCACGCCGACATGGGCTGGCACCGTGACGAAGCCCAGCCCCTGGCGCCGTTCGGTGTCGATGACCACGCCGTCGAACGGCCGTTCGGCGCCGCGCTCTACGGCAGTCATGCGGCGCGTCACCTGGTCGATGGTCAGTGCCGGATCGTCGCCCCCATCGAAGCGCGGCAGGACGAGGCCAAGCCGCTCGGCCCAGACGAGGCGCACCAGGCCCCAGCAATCGAGCCCGCTGCGGTCGCGGCCGCCCGCCCGGAACGGCAGGCCGACATAGGTATCCGCCCAGTGCATGATCAGTGGCGGCGCTTGAACAGGCCGGGAGCCCGGGCCGGCGTCATCATGATGCGGCCCAAGGGCTCCTGGGCATAATCGCGGCTCGCCAGTTCGCCCGTCACCTCGACCGCCGTGATGGTGACGCTCCGCAGTTCCAGCCGGGCCGCCCGGTAGACCGGCTCGTCGGGATGGGCGCTCGAGACCAGCTCGATCGCCACCTCCGGCGGCGAAATCAGATCGAGCAGCGCCAGGCCGATGTCGCGGCTGACATTGGGCACCGAAATCCGTGCGGCGGGCCCCCGCCCGTCGGCGCTGTCGGCCACCACATCGAGGTCGAAATAGGCCTTCTGGTAGAGATGGCCGCGGCTCACGAGATCGGCGGTGTTGCGCACCAGCCTAACCGGGGCTCCCCATTGCCGATGGCTGATGGTGACGAGCGCCAGCATGGCATCGCCAGAGAGCCTCGCGGTGAGCCAGGCCGCGGCCCAGGACGGGAGTGCCGGCATGTCAGGCGAGCTTCAGCAGATGCAGATCGGCGTGCCAGTAGATCCATGCATCATGGGTATAGCGGGGTGGATCGACAAACAGGAAGGTCGAGGTCGTGTGATTGACGTCCCAGTCCATCATGGTGAATTCCAGCACACCGCCCAGGCAGTCGGCGGCATAGAAGGTGTCAAGGGTGGCGCGCTCACTGTCGGTGAGGCGGAGCCGCCCCACGTAATCGAACAGCCGCGAGGTGACCCGCCGCCGGAACAGCGGCTGCGCCCCATCGGGCCGGAACGCCAGGCGGGTGTCGATCTCGCTGATGGTGACGCTGCCCCGCCACGGCTTCGGCAAGGATGCGGGAAACGCCGGCATCAGCGCACCGTCTTGCGGGGAGCGACCGCGAAGCGTGAGGCCATGGCGCCATCCTGCTCGCCCAGGGCAATGGAGCGGCGCAGCTCATCGCGGACGATGACGCGGAGCGAACCGTCCAAGCCCTGTTCCTGACGGAGTGGTGGTGCATTGACCCGCTGGTCGATGATCTGCACGGCCGGCGTCCCCCGGTTGCGGTCGTAGTTTTGCGTCTCGCGGCGGCTCAGCACCCGCTCGCCGCGCTGCAGGATGGCGGGGATTTCATCGGGCGCGAACAGGCCGCCGCCATGCAAGCGCGGCGCGTCCGCGAAGGCGAAGACCGGAACCTGGCGGAGCGGCGAAGCCCCACCCGCCAGGCCGCCGTCATGAAAGACGCTCGCGAGAAGGCCCCCGAGCCCGCCTCCCGCCTGGGACGGCGCGATGCTACCGAAGGCCCCGGCGAGCAGCGTGGCGATGGGAGCCAGCGCCTGCTGCAGCGACAGCCTTGCCACATCGGCCAGGATCGCGGTGACCAGCGACGTGAACTTGACCTTGCCGGTCTCGACGAACTGCGACACCGCTTCACCCACCGCAGCAAAGGCGCCGCTCAGCGTCTCCTTGATGAGGTCGCCCGCGGTTCCCGCCTGCTTCACGAAGTCGTGCAGGTAATCGATCGCCGGGCCGAACTGGCCGGGGTCCGGTCGCTCAATGGTCTCGATGTTGTGCAAGGTGATTTTCTGGCGGATGAGGGCTTCGATTTCGGCGCGCTCGGCGGCGGTGGCGCCGGCCAGTTGGTCCCGGCGCCGGATCAATTCCTGGTGCACCGGATCGAAGGTCTGGGCGATCGCGATCTCTTCCTTGAGGCTGGCGATCAGCTCTTGCACGGATTGTTGCTGGCGCGCGGCCTCGCGGGCGGCCTGCTGGCGGGCCTGCCGCGCGACCGATGCCGCGTCGCGCTCGGCCGCGGCGGCGTCCTTTTGCGCCGTCTGCTCGGCAAAGATCTGGCGAACCTTGGCAGCGATCGCCTGGCCTTCGGCGGAGGCCGCCGCGACATTGGCCTGGCGCAGTTCCTTTTCGATGCGCAAGGCTTCGGCACTCTTGCCGAGATTGGCCAGTTCCGTGTCGAGTGCCGCCAGCACGCCGGAGGCCGGAATATTCTGACCGAATTCCCGGGCAATCGCTCCGGCCTCGGCGGTTGCCCCGGCAATGGCGGCAGCGAGCGAACCGAAGCGGCGGGCCAGGGCCTCGGTTGCCGGGATGCCGGTGGTCTGGAACAACTGCAGCAGTGCGCCCTGGATGCGCTTGGCCTGTTCAGCAGTCGCCGTCTGGTGTTGCAGTGCCTCGTCCAGCCCCCACACCTGATGCTGCAGCCGGGCCAGCGTATCGATGTCGCCGAGCATCTGCAGGTCGGCGAAAATCTGCAGGATCTGGTTCTGCGATGCATCGAAGATGGTCGTGGCGTTCGACCAGGCGCGGGTCAGCGCGGCCCCCTGCCCCTCCGCCAGATCGGCGAGCTCCGTGGCGCGGGCGATTGCGTCGGCGTAGGCCTTCACCTGGGGAAGGGCCGCACCATATTTCTCGGCAATCTTGCCGATCACCGCTTGCTGATCTTCGAGGGTCTTGTTGGCCTCTTCTCCCGGGCCGGCGACAGACGAAAATAGCGCATCCGCCGCAGCGGTGGCGGCGGCGAAGCCGAGCAGCGCCAGGTTCAGCGGATTGGTCAGAAACGAGATGAGGCCGGTGCCGACCGCCTTGATGGCGCCGAGAATACCAGTCCCGCCCTTGAACATCTGGACGATCTGCGAACCCTGCTGCAGCATGACGGTAAACGGGTTCTGGCCCGATGACAGGCCGACCATCACGTCCTGCAGCTGGAATTGCAGGCTGGCGAGTTGCTGGGTGGTGAGGTGAACACCCTTGCCCGCACCTTCGGCGGTCGCCCCCAAATTGGTCAGCGCCGCGCTGCCGGTGGCACCCAGTCCGGCCATCTCGGCCTTGAACCGGCCGCCGTCGACGACGGCCAGGCGCACCGATACCTTGCGCTCAGCCATGGTCGTTCTCCACAGCGCTCACCAGGGTTTGATTGAGGCCGCGCATGGCGGCCGCTTCGATGACCGGCAACAGTTCGGCGGCAATCAGGGGATCGACGCCAAGGGCTGCCGCGAGGCTCAGTGCTGCGGACATGTCCCAGCCGATGATGGTGCCCGAGGGTGCAAGACGGAGCTGTCCGCCCAGGCGCTGCACCAGATCCCAGACCTGCCAGCCTTCGAGCGATTCCGGCGCATTCAGGCGGGCGGGACAGTCGGGACAGCTTCGCCGACATGCAGAGCAGTAGGAGGCGCCCCCGCCGAAGTGCCATTCGGCGAGGGCGCGGAGACGTTTTTTTCCGCGTCCAGTGTCAGCCACGGGGCGATGTACTGGGCCTCGAAGGCGCGATAGAGCGGGAACAGATCGAGCAGTGCGGACGCTGCTTCGGGTGTGACGGGAAGATCCCTGCCCTCCTGATCGCCAACCCCTTCCCAGGCCACGATGACGCGGGCCGCCACCGCTTTGGCGAAGAGCAGCGCCTGTTCGGGGCCGGAGCGGGTGTCCGCGCCCTCCAATGCCGGATCGCCTCTCAGGCTCAACAGGATGGCGGAGGTGAGCGGCAAAGCCCGGACCCGTACCCCATGGCCAAGATCGAGCCATTGCGCTTCGGATGAGAGATTGAGGCGGATCATGTCAGTAGCTCGCGACATCGTTGATGAGGACGGCGGTGCACATGCGGGAGAGCGACGGATCGCGCGCCGCCTGCCACTGGAAACTGGCCTGCACCCCTTGCGGCCCTTGCACCGCCAGCTTGGGCTTCGGCAAAAAGACCTCGTGCGCGGTAAAGGTGAAACTCTCCCCCGCCGACCGGACGAAGGAGAACTCCAGCTCGGCTGCACTCCCCGCCACCGCCTGGTTGAGCAGGGTCTGATCGGCAAAGCGCACCTCGATGCTGCCGGTCAGGGACGCAATCGAGGGATCGGCGCCGTCAATCTTGCCATCGGCGCGGAGCGTCTCGATGCGGTCGAGGGTGTTGGAATAGGCAATTTGCGCCGAGACGATATTGCCGAGTGCCGCACCATTGCGCTTCACCGCACCATGGAACTGGCCGAACCGGGTGAGGGCAAAGTCGGTGGGTGTGCCCGCCGCGGTTACTGCGGCAACGCTCTCGCCTTGCGCGATGAGCCCCACCGTCGCGGTGAGCAGCCCCGAGCGCTGCATCTGCCAGGACAGGGTGTTGACCACGCAGCCGGCATTCATCCCGAAATGCGGCACCTCAGGCATACCAATCTCGATGGCCAGTGAGGGCAGCGACCACGAGCCTGAGCGGAATTCGTGGGTGTAAGGGCCGGTGCCGGTGGTGATCGGCGCCCCGAATGCACCTTTCAGCCACAGGCCGAAGGCTTGGGTGTCGATCGGCACCACGATCTCGCCGTCCGCGGTGATGACATCGAGCACCGGCGGCAATGGATCGCGGCCATAGCCCAGGAGTTCTGATGCCAGCAGCGGCTGCTCGGAACCCAGATTGGCGCTGGCGAACGGCATCCTGAAATAACCGCTGGCTGGCGGCGTGCCATAGATCGTCTCGAACGCCGCCGCGAGCAGAGCTCGCGCGCCTTGCGCACGTGGCATGGATTACCTCCGTGATAAGGATGAAGAGGTTGGTGTTGTGGCGTCGTCTGGCTTTGACAGGGGCTCGCCCCTTCCGAATTGCGCCACCATCGGAGATTTCGAATGCGGCGGAGGCAAAGCGTAGAAATTCGTACCCGGCGGCGATCTTCTGCGGCTACAGTCCCCTCATGGGTGACCTGTCCGGTAGGGACCCGCGTCACCGCCAAGGGGCGACGGGCATAACAGTCATCAATCCGCCGCCCGCGGCGCTGGCCGAAGTGGCCGATGGACGCTGGTATTCCTGCATGACGCCCGAGCTTGAGGCGCTGCGCGATGCGGCGCGACAGGCCTGCTGGCGCCACACCACCATGGACCCCGCGCTGCGGGGTCCTTGTGCGCCAGAGCTCGCAGCACTTTTCGCCGCCATCGGTCAGGGGGTTTACCTTGAAGCTCCCTTCCATGTCGCCTACGGCCGGAACCTCGCGCTTGGCGACCGGGTCTACATTAACGCCGGCTGCGTTATCCTCGATACGGCGCCCGTCCGGATTGGACGGCGGACGATGCTGGGACCCGCCGTGCAAATCTACTGCGCCGACCATGCCCACGGGCTCGACGAGCGACGCCGCGGCTTGGAGCGAGCGTTGCCGGTGAGCATCGGCGAGGAGGTCTGGATAGGTGGCGGCGCGATCCTTCTGCCGGGCGTTACCGTGGGGGACGGTGCCATCGTCGGCGCCGGTGCGGTCGTCACCCGCGACGTGGCTCCGGGCACGCGCGTGGTGGGCAGTCCGGCACGGCCGATCTGACGCGCTCCCGTCCTGACCGCGGGCTCCATGGAGCAGCAGCGGCGGCTGCACGTCAGTTTCCACCAGAGCCCAGAGTCGCCAAGCCCAGATTGAGCCACCACTGAGTCAAGACAGCGGATCAGGCGTCCCATAGTGCAGGATGATTGGCAGGGTCGCCGCCTTGAAGCCCGAGGTACCCTCGACGATCAGATCGACCGGGACAGGTGCCGCTGCCTCGACATAATCGCATAGGCCACCGAGCCTGCGGTCGGCAGTGATCGCCGAACCGATTGCCTGCAGGATGCTGTCGAAGATTGCATCACGCGTGGCGGGTGTCGCGGCATCGACAATCACATCGGCGTCGGCGCGGTGGCCATAGACATATTCGGGCGGCGACAGCAGAACTTCGGGTTCGCCCGGATCGCCGTCGCGCAGGATGATCATGCCGCCTGCGGGTACACGCTCGGGCAGATTGCCGTTGCGCAGAACCGTTGGCCCCGAAAGGCCTGACAGCAGTGCGAACAGCGCCTGCAGGATGGTTTCGCGCTTGGTGGCCATCAACGTGTGTCCGCCTTGAGGTCGGGCCAGTTCTGAGCGACCAGTGCCGGAAGCTTGTCCTGCCACTCACGGGCAACGGTTTCGAGATCGAGGCGCTTGGTCAGTCGCACCTGCGGCACCAGGATGAAAATGATCACCGACCGGTTCCTGAACCCACGCGCGGCGCGTGAGGTGCCATCGCGCTTCATGACCCGCGCCCGGGGGAGAACATCGCCGGTGTCAACCAGCAGGCCCGGCCGTCCGCGCCGGTAGATGAACTTGAGCCTCCGCCCATTGCGCCGCTCCCATTCACCCGGTGTGATCCGGCCGCCTTTCGAGCTCTTGCCGGCAGCCTCCGTCGGGATCGCCAGCCAGAAGCCATCCTTGGCGCGGATGGTAACACCCTGATCGAAGGCGCCGACGATGTGCGGGGCGCGGGAATAAATGAGTGCCGCGGCCTCGATGCTCGCCCCACTCTTCGGAAAGTATTGATCGCGGATGGTGCGCCCGAGACGTTCACCGAGCCCGGCACTGGCGATCTGCGCCCGCCATCCGGCCTTCACACCGGCGCCGGCAAGCCGGATTGCTGCGGTGACCGCCCGCTCGGCGCCCCTGACCTCGGCGGTGAGCTCCTTCTCCAGATCGCCGCCAACAGTGACTTGAACGCCTGGCATCACGCCGTCCGGACTTCCGCCGACCAGATCAGATTGTCGTCGTCGCGCATTGGCTCGCCCTGTACGACATAGGTGGTGCTGCCGATCTCGAAGGTGTCGCCCGACACAAGGAACGGTACCTCAGAGATCCGGACATCGACGAAGCGGGTCTGCGCCACGAAGCGGCCCCCGTCGAAACTTGCAGTCGTATCCGGTGCCCGAAACACCACACGCACATTCACACCCGCGCCGGTGCCACCTACCCGCCAGATTGCATCGCGACCGATATTGGCGTCGGCGAATAGTGCATCGAGCGCATCGGCAAAGACCGTCATGACAATGGCTCAGTTGCTGCTGAAGATCTTGACCGCCAGCCGGGGCCGTTTGTTGACCGGCAGCACTGAGGCCTCGGTCTTCACATCGATGGCGGAGCCATCATTCCTGGCAATCTGGCGGGCATAGATCGGAAGGCCCATGGTGTTGACCGTCTCGATCAGATTGGCGGGCGCGCCATAGGTGACGAAGGTGTCCATGGTGCCCATCGGGAAGGCGAGCCCTTCCCCGGCCGGGACGAGGGTCTCGGTCGAGCCCGTCGATAAGGTGACGGTGGCGTTGTATTCCTCGAAGATCATGCCAGCGAAGGGGAAGCGGCGGCGAGTGTCTTCGCGGAGCGGCTGGGCGCCGGTCGAGGAGAAGTACTTGTAGGCGTCCTCGACCTTAACATGGGAGATGAGCTTGTCGAAGAACTCTGGCGATACCAGCGCCAGGACCCCGGTCATGGTCTCGCCCTTGAGCTCGGTCTCCACTTTGCGCAGCACATCCCGCACCTTGCCCTGGACATTTGTGCCCGCCGTGCCGAGCACAAAATCAACCTGGAGCTGGGCCAGGCCGAATTCGGTGAAGTAGTTATAGAGCGTGGTTCCAGCACCGTCCTTGACGATGCCGCGGAGCGCATTGACCTCCATGTATTCCCGGGTCTGGGCGTGTTTCGCCCGCATGCGGGTGAGCTTCCGCTCCATGACGGTGGCGAGCGGATCGGCGGCATCGGCCACCCCGAAACCTCGGACCCCCTGGATATCCTGGGGCGTCACCACATCGTCATGGGGAATCCATGGCACGGTGAAGGAGCGCATGGCGCGGGTGTCGCGATTGGCCACCGTGGCCGGGCCGCCGAGCGGCACGGTCGGCAGGAGATTCAGCACCCCTTCCGCCTGTTCGATGATGACCGAGCGCTGGGTCACACCTTCGAAGCGGAACAGGCCCATCTCGCCGAGCCTGGTATAGATGTTGGGCAGGATGTTGATGGCCTGGGTCATCTCGGCCAGGGTATAGCCGCCGGCGTCGAAGGGATTGATCATGACGGGCAT